GAGCGTGCCATCTCCGTTATCAACCTGTAAAGGTATCGACGGTACTCCATGCGATTCCTCGAGTCGCAATAGAGACTTGACAGTGGACTCGACTCCACCCAAGTGTCGTAGTCTTCGCCCAGTTGAAAGGACGAGGGTACGCACTCGTGGTGACTGCAAATCACGGCAGTATCTGTGTGTGTCATAATATTGACTCCATGGATGAGTTAAGCCCAGAGCTCCAGAATTATGTGCGACAATTGGTAGACGCATCTTAATAACGCGTTCTACCTCCCGTCGTACATAATCACTAGCGTTCCACATACCGTTCCTAAACAATAGGTTCGAATATGCAACGTTAGCTAGGATTTCTGGAACGTCCCGAGGTGACTTTGGCAGTGGTTTCCTTGCATAGATCGGGGTAATAACTTGCCCCTTATATGCATCTACGCCACAAGACTCTCTGAAGAACCCTTTGTGAAAGGTTTTCTTTGAGTTTACCTTTAGACCAAAATAGTCTAGAGCCAAAGTCACAGTCGGAGCATGTCTGTTGGGGACAATAATATCATCCCCGAAGACAGTTACACTGGCTCCCACCCGCTTTATGCGGGACGAAGACCAGCCCTTGCGCTCGGCTAGTACAATCCCATAGGTGGCGATGGCATGAAACACCATCGCTTCAACGGGAAAGCACATAGCTGAACCCATAGACGCGAACTTCTTTAATCTGACGGTTTTGCCATCAGGTAAAGACACCCGGCTAGATCTAGCGCGGAACAAGAACTCCCTCGTTAGAGGAAAATTCTTGAACAACCTAGACACCAAGCCGGAACCGACGCGATCCGAGGCTTCCGAAAGATCTATAGTCGCAAGAGAGCGATCTACAGAACCCCGAAGAGCCCGTTGACCATTTACGGTCTGATCACGAAAGTTCAATGACTTACCTGCTTCAGAACGCAGGATTTCGTCATAAAACTCACGCATCAAAGCCTGCTGTGCATATTGTATGCAAGTAGGCTCCATTGCAATGAGTCTCGGTGTTTTAAGCGTCTTAGGTACATGAGTCACCTTTGCAGGCGTCTCATGGCCGATGGCTACGAATTCTCGTCCTGAGAGTTCTCCTGTGCCTGATAAATTAGGTACAAGATACCAATCAGGGTGGAATAGATAGCCCAGTCTTTGGTAGAAGGGCGCGGAAAACTTTTGGTTTTCCGAATAACCTTCCGCCACAGAGCCCGAGGAATACCTCGGACGGAGTCGACCGTAAAAGATCGATTCCTCGACTGACTGAAGAGCGTTTGCGTAGAGGGTGTTGAATACCTCTTGTAAAGCCAACCTATCACAGCTGGCAATACGACGCGTTTCGCGAACTTCAGTATCGGTTGCAAGGTACTTTTCATATGCTTTCTTTACCCTTTCTGGGGAACATTCTAGCTCTATCTTCTTGAAGGAAGAACAGAGTTGGTAAATACCCCAGATCGCTGTAACGTTAGCATCTGGAAGTAGTACACCAGTCTCCATGTCGAATATAAGCCTAAACAAACCCGAGAATAATCTCGGGAGAGTTTTGCCCTTGTCACATCGAAATGACGTGACTTGCGCATGAGGCCACCTGCCCTCTTCTAATGCCTCCAAAAGGGCACCAGATAGTGCAGGTAGGGTAATCGTGAGGAACGATATACCCTCCTTTTCGACACGGCGAGTGACATATAACATGTCCATCTCGCTGGTGTTTGCTCCGGACAAGCCATATACATCGTTGTACATGGCCTTGAGTTGGCCGATCATTCTTTTCATCTCTCCACTCCTTATATGGATGGTTAGAATAATGACTTGGATGATCACCAACCCTCGGCAAGGTGTTGCCTATGCCCATCCCGCTAAGGAAGGACATAAATAATGGGAGGAAAAGCCCTACACTAGGACTCACCACCCAACACCTTGAGAACGTTAGCACTGGTCAACCAGCCCGTGAGGCCTAGGACATTGTCCCGCAGCTCCGCGTCTGTAAAGCCAGTGATTGGTGCGTCAATGACCAGATAGGCCGAACCAGTGAATTTCTGGTTAAGCCCTGGATCGAACGGATCTGCCGCGACTTTCTGAAAGTCGAGACGGACCGTACGACGGTTGCGTTTCGCCTCCACATGGGAGATGCGAAAAGAGTAATCTCCGCCGGCTTTTCGATACGTACTGGCTTTGCCAGAACGTTCGATATTCGGCATCGATTGCGCAACTGCATTGACGGTTACGCTCTGAGGATCGGCAAATGCCATGGCCTTTTGTTTCCTTTAACTAGGAGGATTTTCGTCTCACGACGATTGTCAGATTCGTGTACCCGACCTATTAAAGCCGAGTGCACCGAGGATGGCGATCTGTCTTGTCGACATATCACCTGGTTTAGGACCAAAACTGTATGGGTATGCCACTTTTCTCCTCTTGGTCACTAACGACCTCTTGGCGGAAAGCAGCAGAGGAGTCAATTTTCTATCATAGTTAAAGATAGATCCTTGTACTTGGTACTCGGATTCGATTGACTTCTGTCCCATTACAAAGCCATAATCCATGATGAGATCTTCAGCAGCATTACTACTAAGGTTAGACATTATGTCGCCTACGTTGTAATACCAATCTGCTAACCACGACCATGGAATAGCGTTCCACACTACCTCTGGGTTTACGTCTAGGCCGTATAATTTACGGACGATGTTCGGAGTCCAATGTGACTTACCCATATCCGGTATGAAATACCGGAACCTACCAGAGAACCAGAACTTCTGTTCTGACCTAATGGTATGGGTACGCCTCTGTGTCCCCGATAACAACAACGTTTGGCCAACATAGCCTCCACCACTAACAATAGTGGTAGAAGAATCTGTTGACTGTCCTAGACCAACCCTGCGACGTACGTACTGACCATTGTCCCTCCTCAATTGCTTAAGGAGGGTATCAATTTTCTTGGTCATTTCGTACATCTTCCTCAGGTCACTAATGACGGGTGCAACCCCGAATTGGTAACCCAAGAAGGCTCCTGACAACGATCTCGTTCTCACGAGCCGTGGAACATCCTTCAGTTCAGCAAGGAAATTCGCTAAAGCAACTTCGGGTTTTCCCGGCTTTGCCTTATTGAATCCAGCGGCCCCAAGACTGAATAATTCAGTCGAGTAGTCGCCTATGCTGACTGCAGGTGGCAAACTATGAAGACACACCGGGCCCATGTATTCACGTGAGCCACTACGTCCATGCGCTTCTATCACCTGTAATTGGGCGATATCGTGCCAAACGTAGAAATCACCTCCTGTTAAATAAGGAGGGCCTTTGTGAGTAAGACCGATACAAGTATCGGTACTACTCACGATCGGAAGGGATGGCTTGTAGGAATCTACAGTCCATGGTCCATCCGGTCGAGTCGAACTAGAAAACCAAATACGATACTTGC